TTACCTAACGGCTCTAAGATTATCTTTAAGTTTTACACGCAGTGGATTCAGGACGACACCATCCTTGAAGGTATGGAGTTAGGTTGCCGCGAGCCGAAGTCGCATAACGTAGGTGCATGGCTAGACGAGTATCTCTTAGGCATGGACTTAATTGACCGCTTGTATATCCGCTTGGCTACGTTCAAGGCGAAGCTCCTAATCTCGTTTACGCCGAAAGACGGAGAGACTGAGACGGTTAAATACTTCAGGCAGAAAGCCTTAACCATTGAATCATTAAGCGTTAATGAGGGACTTACCTCATCTCAGCGGGTTCCGTATTACCAAGAGAACGAGAGTATGAATACGGGCATTTGTTACTTTCACTCTAAAGACAACCCGTGGTCAGGATACGAGGCGTTACTTGAGCAATGCCTAGCTAGGGCTGACGATAATTACTCTTTGACTGCGCTTTACGGCGTGCCGACCCGGAACGTATCTACGAAGTTCCCTAAGTTCCAATCGCACATAAATGTCATTAAGCACGAGGAGCTACTGAAGCGGATTACTAAGGCGACTAAGTATATGGTCATTGACCCGGCTGGTAGCAAGCCGTGGTTCATGTGCTGGATTGCCGTAGACCCATCTGACACTTGGTATGTGTATCGGGAGTGGCCTGATGTTAGTCATGGTGATTGGGCTATGGAGCGTGGCGGGAAGTGGGTTCCTGGCGAGGCTTGTAAGCAAAAGCTAGGTTACGGCGTAAAAGATTACGTTGAGCTTATTAAGACACTTGAGGAAGACGAGGAAATCTTTGAGCGACTGATTGACCCTCGTATGGGTGCCGCGAAGTATTCTAGCAGCCAAGGCGGTCAAAGCGATTACATCTCTGACCTTAACCGTGAGGAGCTATTAGTCATTCCTGCGCCGGGTATTGAAGAGGAGCCGGGCATCCAAGCGATTCAGGACAAGCTCTCGTATAACATGAACAAGCTGATTGATGGGAACAACCGGCCTCACTTTTACATTTCTGATAGGTGCGAGAACATTATTCTTGCGCTTCAAGAATACGACGGCAGTAGCCGCGAGCATCCGCTGAAAGACCCGATTGACGTATTACGTTACGCGGCGGTGCATCGCTTGGACTACATAGATGAAAGCTTTCTGGTGTCTGTTAAAAATCGAAAGGGTGGTTACTGATGAAAATTAAGATTACTGACTTAGCCGAGGAACTCGGCGTTAATGTAAACGAGCTGCTTGAGGTTAAAGCAAGCAAGCTGACTGATGAAGACTGGACTGGTCGCGGAAAGAATACTTGGTTTACCGAGGATGCCGTGACTAAGATTCGCCTAGCTATGGACATCCCTGAGCTTTCGCCAGATGTCCTTTACGCGACGTTCGTTCACGTTGCCCCTAATGACCGCTGGATTTACGCTAAGATTCAAGGCGTTGATGGTAAGCGGCCTGTGCTTATTCCTCGGAAACTTCGTGGTAAGCTAAAGGATAAGAAGTTTCCAGTTCATGCCATCACGGACAACAAAGGCACAACTTACCGCCATGCCGCGCTTACAGGATACAACCTGTGACCCAGAGTGGCTGTCGCAGCAGACTGACCGTTTGCTCGGCTTTGAGGTGCTTTACAAGGAAGTGACCGGCTACGCTGATAACATCCAGCCCTCCGCCATTTGCGAAAAGATTGGGGTTCACCCGACATTCACGCACGAGGCGGTTCTGTCTTTCGTAACCAAGTTTAGCCAATTTAATCCTATCCCTAATGAGTAACACGAGCGAGGAGAAGTCTCTTACATTTGCCGCCAAGGAACCGAACGTAACGGTTCTTCAGAAAGCATACGACGACACGCTGGCGGACCTAGAGCCTTATTTCCAGCAATGCCGCCAGAATTACGATGACCGTAATAACATCTGGCCGGGGAAAACCCGTGACCTTCGCAAGCATGGCTCTGACGCTTTCCCGTGGGATGGCGCGTCTGACTCCGAGGCTCACGTTATTGACGAGCGCATTAACAGTTACGTCTCCTTGCTGATATCCTCGATGATGCGTGCGAACATTCGTGCGTATCCTGTGGAGTTCGGTGACATGGCGCGTGCTCGCGTTGTCTCTTCGTTCCTGAAGTGGATGGTCAGCAGCTATATTCCTCGCTTTAAGAAAGAGATGGAGTCTTCTGCAAATCACTTGCTTGAGCGAGGTATCGCCGTGACTTATGTTGGCTGGCAGCGCGAAGACCGCACTTACCTCCAGCGTCTTGACCTTCAGCAGCTTGCTCAGGTTGACCCGCAGCTTGCTCAGGCCGTAATTGACGGCTCGGCTGACGACCAGATTATCGCTATGCTTCGCTCGGTGTATCCGTCGGTTACGGATGCCCGTGCCAAGAAAGCCCTGAAGGATTTGCGGAAAAAGGGCATCGCTGAGATTCCTGTTAGCCGCCGTCAAGTGGACTGCCCATTGGTTCAGTCCCTTACGCCTGATGGCGACTTCTTCTTCCCGTCTTACACCACCGACCCGCAGCGTGCGCCTTATTGTTTCTGGCGCACTTACTTTACAGCCCAAGAGCTAAAGAACAAAGTCTCCACCGAAGGCTGGGATGCCGACTGGGTAGATTACGTTATCGAGCATTACCGGGGCGTGAACATTGACACGATTGGGCAGGAGAACAACACCCGGAAGTCTGTCCTTTGGGACGACATGGTTTACGAGGCGAACGAGCTGATTGAGATTGTTTACGGCTATCAGCGTCTCGTTGACCCGATTGACAATTCCGAGGGCATTTACTGCACGGTCTTTCATCGGGAGCTTTCATCGAAGATTAGTGAGATTAAGCCTTACGGCAAGTTCGAGCTTATGAACGGTTACGAGGATTATCCAGTAATTGTAACTCGTCTTAGCGAAGCCTCTAAGCGTCTGTATGACGTTCAGAGCATGGCCGACATTTTGCGCGGTATTCAGTGGCAAGTGAAGATTGAGCGCGATAGCCGCACTGACCGTAACTCGATGGCTACGATGCCGCCGATTATGCACCCTGTTGGTAACGCTCCGAGCGACTGGGGACCGGGACGGTTTGTTCCGTATCGCCGTGGTGGTGAGTTCCAGTTCGGTCCTACGCCGCAGTATAACCCTGGCTCTGTGGAAATGGAGCGCACGCTTCTTGATGTTGCCGACCGTCTCGTTGGCCTTAGCTCGAATGACCCCGCTTCCGCTACGAAGCGTCAGTTTATCCTCGATAAGTTCTTGTTGCACATTCAGGACGTTATCAAGATGGCGTTCAAGTGCTACCAGCGGTTCGGCCCTGACCAATTATTTTTCCGCATTACCGGTGTTGTTGACCCAATGCGCTTAGACAAGGGGAACCCTGACGAGAATTACGATATTGTTATCGGTTATGATGTCCTTAACTCCGACCCCGAAACGCAGGAGACAAAGCTGAACCAGCTTGTTAGCCTTATTCAACTTGACCGTAATGGACGTATTAACCCCGACGCTCTTATTGACATTGCGGCTAACGCTATCGACCCGATTGCTGCTGACGCGATGTTGCAACCTATTGAGCAAGCGCAACAGCAAACCGTCCGATTTGTTACGGATGACCTTACTAAGATTTTTGCTGGCATCGAAATGCCTGCTCGACCGAATGGCGCACAGATTGCGCTTCAAGTTATTCAGCAGTATGCTTCACAACCAGACGTTGCACAGCGTTTGCAGCAAGACGAAATATTTGCAGCCCGACTCCAGAAGTATGCAGCGCAATACACCTTCCAGATGCAACAAGCGCAGAACGCTCAGATTGGTCGTATTGGGACTCAGCCTGCTGCTATGGGTGATGTTAACACTCAAAGCATGGGGGCTTGATATGGCCGAAATTGGCAACTACGACGAAATGGTTGCTCGCTCAAGTGCGGAGCAAAAGACGTTCTCTGAAGACCTTTATAATCAGATTGCGGAACACGAAGGCGTTAAGCAGTATGTTTACCTCGATACTGAGGAGAAGCCTACTATTGGTGTCGGCTTTAATTTGACGCAGCCGCATAACCAGCGCATCATTAAGCAAATGGGGTATAACCCACAAGACCTGATTAGCGGCAAGGTTCGCCTGACGGAATCAGAAATTAAACGTCTTTACAATGAGTCTGTCACTCAGGCGTTTAACGACGCTCGTAAGTGGTTGCCTAACTTTGACGAGCAGCCAGCAGACGTAAGGAAGGCTTTGATTGATATGTCTTTCAATCTCGGTTTTACCAAGCTAAACAAGTTTGAGAAGACCCAAGCTGCCTTGATGCAAAAGGATTACAAGACCGCTGCGGCAGAAATGCTTGACAGCAAGTGGGCGAAGCAAGTAAAAGGACGAGC